CATTCTTTGCGACTCATGTTAAGGGACTTGCGTTTTTCGTCGGCTTTTTTCAGTAGATCTTGGATGTCTTCCATGAAAAAATTTGTACGAAAATTCTTGTCCGCCTGCAAGCGAAATGCAAGCATGCTGCAATGTCAGATTCAAACTTCATCTCGGACTGGCCCGCCGCCCAGTATCACGCAATCAGAGACAGGATTTCCAAGCACGGGTTGGACCTGATTCGGCAAGCCCCGGCGCTTTACAAGCACCGTCAGGATCACCCCCAAGAAAGAACTGCCGCAATGCGCTGGGGCGGTCTGGTCCACACCTACGTGTTGGAGCCTGACAAGTTTGATGCCGTTGTTGCGCCTGAATGCGACCGGCGAACAAAAGAAGGCAAAGCCTTGTGGGAAGTTTTCAATAAGGAAAACTCTTTTAAGGAAGTGGTGAAAGCAGAAGAAATGAAAGAACTTGAGGCGATACGCAGATCAATCAAAAGCCACCGGATTGGTTGCGCGTTGACTGAAAAAGGGAGTGTCGAGATGTCTTTATTTTGGACTCATTCGACCGGAGTGAAGTGCAAGGCTCGCCCTGATTTGATTCGGGAAGACGGGATCATTGTAGACCTGAAAACATGCGCATCAGCATCCTCCCGCGAGTTTGCTCGCGATGCGTACAAGTACAGGTATCACGTGCAAGCTGCTTTTTATCTAGACGCAGCGGCTGGCGTCGGAATTGAGGCAGACACATTTGTGTTTTTGTGCGTGGAAAAAGAAGCTCCGTTTTTGGTTCAAGCGTTTGAATGCGATGAAGAGCTAATCGCATTGGGTCGCAAGGAATACCTCGAAGACCTTGCCCTCTATAAATCCTGCACAGAAACAGGCATTTGGCCGGGCTATGACGAATCAATTCAGACACTTAGTCTTCCAAATTGGGCAAAATGAGCTTGAAAAATTTTTGGCTAAATTTTGCGGCTGGCGGCCCAGATGGTATTGACGCTGAAGACTGCGAAACATGCGGAACACCAATGTGGCCAGTTGAAGAAGCAGATGAGGATGGTGCCTACATTGTTTGGACATGCGAAAAATGCGATTTTCCCCAGAACAACCAACCAACAACACACGAAGAAAATGGAACTAGCAACAGTCAATAACAGTTTGGCATTTAGCGGCATTGCGGCTTTTGAAGCTGCGCAGCGGATGGCGAAATGCCTTAACAGCTCCGACCTTGTCCCCGAGCAGTACAGAGGCGGCGACAAATTGGGCAATGCAATTATTGCCTTGGAGATGGCGCAAAGGATCGGCGCGTCCCCTCTGGCGGTGATGCAGAACCTTCACGTCATCGAAGGTCGCCCAACATGGTCCAGTGCGTTTATTATTGCGGCCCTCAATGCCTGCGGAAAGTTTAGCCCCCTGCGCTTCAAGGTGGCCTCTTACGGGCCGAAACTGGTTGAGCACGAAGTGTCTTACTGGGACAAAAAAGCCGGGGAGCGAAAGAGCAGGATCATTAAAGTCAATCTCAAAGACAACAAAGGCTTTACCGCTGTGGCTATTGAAAAAGCAACCGGCGAGGTCCTTGAAGGCCCCGAGGTCACTTACGAAATGGCGGTCATGGAGCAGTGGTGGACAAAGCCGGGGAGCAAATGGCTAACTATGCCTGATTTAATGGGCAGATACCGAGCGGCGGCGTTCTTTGGCCGATTATACGCTCCAGATGTTCTCAGCGGGATGCACTCAGCGGACGAGGTTCAAGACTCTGTTGAAATTGATGTTTCTCATTCTTTGGTTCAAGAGCCAGAGGCACCTGCGCAGGATTTGCCGCCGAGGGGTAAGCGCGCAATGTCACGTTTGCAAAAGCCAGCGCCAGCGCCAATTGTTGATGTGGTTTTGGAGCCTGATGCGCCAACAGAGTTGCAAAACGATTCGTTGACGAGCCACGCAAGCGATGAATGGGCTTGAGAGCTTTAGTTCAAAGCTCTAAAAAATAAACAGCGACACCTGCCGACCTTTGGCCACCAGACCCGAGGCGCAAATGAGAGTGGTGTGACAGCCGGGAGAGAATCCGACGGCAGCATGGGGCGACTAGGCCCATGCCTCAAACGCAGAGAGGTCAGTGGCCAGCGTGACAGCCGGGAGAGACCGGCAAAATTTTGTTATATGACAAACGCACAAAAAGATAGATTAGCATTTAGAATTAAAGTTGCTCAAGAACTGGGCGTACAGCTCGACCCGCCTTTGAGTTTTCGGGCTGCCCGGTTTGCGTCGATGCATAGCAGTCGCGATGAACTGGTGCATTGGCTACTCAAGCCCAGTACGGTCAACACACGAGGGTTTGGCCGAAAAACCTACACGGAGCTGTGTATGGCTTTTGGGCTCGCAATCCCAGCAAAAGCGCCCCGGACGATTGGGCGCAAGCTTGCGGAAGCGCAAAAACGCTGTTCCGAGCTTGAGCAAATCATCCATGACCTGCGGATCGAAAACAGCGGTCAGGCTGCTGAGATTGAAAAACTGAGACAAGCCTGCGACAAGGCGCGTGAGGCTTTAGCGTCCGTGCTTTGTGCCGAAGAGCCCCTGTGCCCTACTTACACAAAATCCCGTTGCTTGTGTGTGGAGGCATTACAAGCACTTAACAAGCTGACAGAATTGAACACGAATTAAACACGAATTAAACACGCCATGACTGACGAACAAATCAACGCTGCAATCCATGATGCACTTGGTAATCCGATTGGGTGTCCTCGGTGCTCAGATCCAGCGTGCAGTTACAACCAAGGTTTGAATTACTGCAACGATCTCAACGCGATGCACGAGGCGGAGAAAGTGCTGACCAGCCAGCAGGAAGAGGATTACTTTGCCAATTTAAGGGCAATCAACGGAGATCTTATTTGGTACAGAACGGTTGGCAAAACTTACAGGGCCACCGCCCGCCAGCGTGCAGAGGCGTTTCTGCGGACGTTGGGGAAGTGGCAGGAGGCAACTGACAAGGAATCCTTGACGGTTGGCGGCGCAACCGCCGAGCAATCCTCGGCAGATCAAACAGAAAGCACTAAAGTGACTTGGCGCAATAAATACATGCGTGACCCAGAACTGGCTGACTCGATCATCCAAACTCTAAAAAGTGACCTAGCAGAAGCGGAAAAACGCATTGAGATGCTAACGTATGCGCTTGAACGGATCCGGGACATTGAGTGGTCGCAATACAGCAACCGGATTGACGCAATTCAAGAACTGGCAAAACAGGCGCTAAAATGAGCGATACATTGCACCGCAGCAGTTTGGCCTACCAATCCGGGCCCCTATTGGCGCTTCAACGACAAGCCGCAGCCATGCGGGCTCGCGGGGTCCTGTACGCTGAGATGGTTAAACACTTTGGTGTCTCAAGGGAGACGCTCCGAAAGTGGGTACGTAAAAGAAATGCAATTGACCATGCGCGGCGCTCTGGCAATTTTTAAACATGATTTCCATTGCACCCATTGCCTCTGTCCATCAAGTAGCTCAACATTCGGCTATTCGCCCGCTTGTCCGAGCTGTCACAGAATCTTTTGACCGGATGCCAAAGACATCTTTGCCGACTGAAATTCCCGGTTCAGTACAGTCTCAGGCCCGGCTCCTCCCTCCAGTCACACTATACACTGAACATGGCCGCCTTGTGCGCAGAAGCGCCGAGCCCGGAACTTTAATCGCATACGCATAATGGAAACAATAATATGGGAACGCTTGATCGACAAAGAGCTGGAGTGCAGAGCTTTGAAAGAAGAGCTTTTGAGACTTCAGGAATCTTACAACAGAGCGAGAAATTTAATAGTGGAACTTCAAGACCAAACAGAAAATTTGTTATTGAATTCAGAGAAAAACCGTTGTTCGCGTTGCAGGAAAGAGAAAAGTGTTTGTGGGTAGCAAACGCAGAACACGCAACAAATTTTAACAGTAAAGAGATTGCTATTAAATTTTGCAAACTGCATTTTTTGCATTCATCAATTTATAAAATAACAGAATGGAACGCAAATTGACGGCAAGAGAACTAAAACTTGAAGAAATTGTCTTCAATCTTGCGCAACGACTTAGATCAAAACTACACAATGACGAAACAGCAACTCCCGGAGATAGATCTGCCCTTCTCGACGCCGATAACATCCTTGGAGAAATCTACAGACAAAGATTTTCGCAAGATTGCATTCAGAAGATCTCCGATTGATTACGCCAACCCGCGTTGGCATTTTAATGCAAAAGGCATCAATGCTCGAATTGATTGGGTCGGGGCTTGGGTGTACGAGTTTAAATGCGGAACTAGAATTGCCGCATATTCATACGAACATGCGTATGAAAGACTTGTTGAGGTCACTCAAGAAAAAATTAAAGAACACCAGTAAGCCGTTGACGACGGCTGATGTTAAAGCGGTCTGAGTAATCACGCTCAGTCCGCTTGTACCATCCGGGACCTTCCCAAACAGCGTGGATGTCTCTAAAAACGTGTTCGTATCGGCGGCCAACTACGTCCAACGAATAATTTCCTTTGGCCCATTCCGCGCACGCCAAAGGTTGTAGTTTTTTGCGATTGCGCAAAGCCCACAAAAGCTGATCGTAAGTTTGGTATTTCCAACCTGTTGCACCGTGATCGACGGTTTCAGCAAAAGCTCCCCAAGGCGGGCAAATGACAGGCGTGCCAGAAAACATTGCTTCCACAGCAACGCCACCAAAAGGCTCAATGTACGTTGAGCCGATAAAAAACGCGCTGGCTCCTGCCATCAGTTCTTTGCGTTTGTCAATTCCTGCGTAACCGACGTACTCAACATTATCAGGCCATTCAGTCAATCCCAGCTCTTCAGGCCCTCCTTGTCCCGCGATAACTAATTTAAGACCTAGCTCTTTGGTAGCCTGTAAAATTTGGTCTGTGCCCTTATGTCTGCCAATTCTTCCCAAGGCAAGAACGTAATCCGATTTGTGTTCTCGAAATTCAAATTCCGCAGGGTCAAAATAATTTGGAACAACAAACTCATACCAATCTTGATTGCAGCGGCGAACTGAATCAATTCCTCGGTAAGCGTGGTACAATGCGTAAGATTCAAAAATTTTGAACCGAGCAAACGTATCTGGGTATCCAATTCCCGGCTCAACCACTAAAAGGTCTGGGTTTACATCGCACGCTTCTTTTACGCCCCATCCCCAAAACGCAAGAACAAAATCGCCCGGTTGTTTGCGCAGTTTAATTTCTTCGCCTGCGCGGGCATTGAAAGTTTTGTGTGCGTAATCTTCTCTGCTGTGTTTGAAAAAATTACGTTTCCAATTGTAATCGCCGTAGGCTTTTTCAAGAACAGAATCATCTGTTACCGCAACTTCTTCATTTGCATCAGTTTCAGATCGCTCGTGTCCGTAATGAATGCAATGGTGCCCGCGTTTTCTCATCATTTTGATGAACTTGCGGACTTTTTGCGTAAAAGCGCACGCAACGTATTCTTCGTTTGTAATTGTGTGAGGAACACCAAGGCAATGAAATCTCATAATATAATCAATTAATATTAAACAGTTTGTAGTCCTTTTTCAAATAGCACTGCTTCGTTTTCTCTTCGGTTTTTAAGGCCTTTATGGTTTGGCCAAATTCTTTTCATTGACCGAATGTAAGCTGGAATTTCTTGCAATCTGTTTTGCGTCAATGCTTCTCGGATTTGCCTCATTTCTCTTCGCCTGTCTTCCGAATCGCTTGAGTTTAAACTATTTCCTCGATTAAAAACGATTGACAGCAAAGCGGTTGCGCAATCAGCAGGAATACTTTCTGCTTGCGGATAAATACGCAATGTCATTAAATAGTACCGAGGCAAAGTTGCTTGGCGAAAAACAGTTAAAGCGTCGTCCCATGAAATTGTAATGTCTGAAAGTGTTGGAACCAAAGCGTTTGCTGCGTCTTTTGTGATTCCGCAAGCTTTAACTAATCGCTCGATGTTTTTTGCGTCGAGGATTTCGCCCCAGTCAGAACGCACATCGCCAGCCCTGCGATAGCCAATGTCATAACCGCAGCCAATTGTAACTCCTGATGAAAACCCCGGCCACGTCGGCCTGTTAAGTCCGCGCCTAAGCCAATACGTTTTTCCGCCCGTTTCTTCGCGGATGATAAGATTAATTCCTTCATCGCTTAAATTCATTTGTTGTCGCGTTGTTTAAGCGCCGCAGCGCAATTAATTAATTCTTGTTCTAAAGCAGAATAACGCTCTGCCGAATGCCACACCTCAACAGTTTTTGCTTGATGCATCTGCCCCGGTTGCAGCCTGAGAATTTGGTTGCCTAGGGAGGATGATTCCCGACGACCGCAACAACTGGTGGCGCACACGATCAGCAGTAGCATCATCGCCGTTTGCGCGAAGCCTGCGAATGTCGCTTTCGCAGCGTTGAACGTAGTGCTCAATGTCGCGTTCAAGCTCCCACTGCGCTCGTGTTGCTTGGATGCAAAGCCAATGCTCAAGAAGTTTAAGAATTGAACCAATCACTTGCGTTCAACTCGAAACACATTGATAAGCCCAATGAGCGCAAGACCTGTGCTCAGTATTGCTTCTTGTAACTCTGGGTGCAGCTTGACGCCTAACGCAGTCGTGAGCGCCAGTAATCCGCGCCATGTAGACGGTTCTTTTAACCGTTCCAACAAATAGTTCATTTGCCCTCCGTGTGTTGTAAAATTTTCTGCCACAATTCTTTGCGGTCGCGTTCACACTCGGAAATTGCCGTTTCTAAACGGTCAAGCCGTTCTGCGCGCTCGGCGTGCAGGCGGCCAATCAAATCAGTGTTGGTGCGATTCATCCACCAGATTGCAATGAGAAGCATGACAACAGTGAACGGTTGCCCGTGCGCAACTTCAAGAAGTTCTTTCATGTTCGAGTAAGTAAACGTCAATCAACCGACAAATCATCAGGAGGCGCAAAACTGCCGTCCGGCTGTTGGATCCAGCCAATGTTGCATTGGACGTTTTCCACGTTCACCGCAGTGGTCCCTGTTGGCGGGGTCCACGGTGTGATGCCGTCCCATTTGGAAATATTGATCACGACTTTCGTCGCGTTTTCGACAATTGCGTATCTCATTGTTTAAAAGTAGGTTGTGACCACAATAATTCCGGCTCCACCATTCCCACCTGCGCCAGAGTTTCGTCCGTTGACCGCCGCGCCTCCGCCGCCTCCGCCGCCGCCATAAAACCCTGCTGAGCCTCCTGCTCCGGCGGGGTTTGTTGCGCCTCCTGCTCCGCCGCCTCCACCCATTCCACCCAGAGGCCAATTTGTGTTCACAGATAATCCTGCCGTGCCAGACGCTCCATCACTTGCTCCCCCCGTTGTAGCGGTTGCGGTTGTAAACGATGCAAAAGCAATTCCGCCGGTGCTGCCGTTTTGAGCAACCCCCGTGGTAGTGATTCCGCCTCCTGCTCCGCCGCCGCCGCCGCCGCCCAACGAGTTCGTCGCTGACGTGCCGGTTCCTGTATTTGAGCTGGATCCGCCGCCGCCCCCCAAAATCATTGCGCGTTGAGATGCAACCGAGCCTCCAGCGCCACCATTTGTGAGCCCAGAATTGCCAACCGCGCCGCCCGCCGCAAAAATCCACGTGCCAAACGACGACGTACCGCCAGCTCCTCCAGATAAACCATTTGTATCGTCGGTCGTCCGCGCAGCCCCGCCGGTGCCTCCTGCAGCCACAGTCACGGATTCTGTGGCTCCAAGCAAATTGGCAGCAATTGTCCGCTGCGTAAAGCCGCCTCCTGCTCCACCGCCGCCCCCGTAAAGACCGTTTGACGCAATACCACGCCGACCAGACCCGCCCCCGCCTCCACCGCCGATCACAGTGACCTGCACCGCACGCGCGCCCGCCGGTTTTGTCCACGTCCCGTTCGAGGTAAAAATCTGAATGTTTGTCGGCGTTGCGCTGCCTCCGGACGCGGGTTGCGTTGTCGCGCTCGTGATCCGGCCCGCCGCGTCAATTGTGAGCGCCGGGATCTGCGCGCTGCTACCGTATGTTCCGGGAGTCACCCCGGTGTCTTTCATCAGGTCGCTGCCGACTTTTGTAATTTGTTGGGGCATAAACTATTGAGGAGCTTGAGGCCACACTACCGGGTCACGCGGGTCCGCAAGCGTGCCGGGTAAATCTCGCAAAGCTTGACGATACGCGCCCCACGCGGCTTTGTCTGCCGTCGAGTCGGGCAGTTGTGTCCAGTCGCAAGCCAATAGTCTCGAGTTGCGATCGTTTCGGATTTTGTGCAGAGCAATAACTTTGTCAGCAGCGATGTTGGCATCTGTCTTGTCTACAATCTTGACAACAAACACTTTACCGTCTTGTATAACTGGATCGCACCCGGCTAGTTTTTTCGTCCGAGTATCGTGCTCCAGTTCTGTGATCACGGGCAAAAAGCCGCGCTCCTCCAACTGCTCTGGAAGCGGCGGATTGCAAAACCCGCCAAACTCGTAGTGGTCTCCAATTTTGGCAATGATGCCGTTTTCTATTTTTGCAAGAAACATAAACTAGAAATTTGGGTATGCACTTAAAGGAGGAGTAAAATTTGCATAGGCATACCTTTGAACATTTGATGTGCAACGAAAATCATCAATATATACAGGCTGATAATTGTTTGAGGAGTAAAATATAAGCTTATTCCCGTCGGTAGAATTAACGTCATAAAAAGTTCCAAACACTCCATTGATCCAAAAAACAGTGGTTTGATATCCAGTTCTAAATGCAATGTGTGTCCATTGATTTAATGGAATTGCACTGTTTCCACTAGCTGTTTCAGTGCCTGCAATGTTGGTCCATTGCGGGATGCGATTGTTTGTAATCTTAAACTTGTACCCAACATTTAAATCATCATTTGAAATAAAGAAAACATCTTGATCTTGTTGTATGGACGAAATGTAGATCCAAAATTCAAACGTGATGTTTAGTATAGTGTTGACACTAAACGGATTTCCACTATTTGGAGTGTACGTAAGGCGATTGTTTCCTTGTGGCAACAATAAAGACCCTGAGCCAAATTTAACAATTGAGGTGTTTATTGATGGAGATCCAGTTGTTAAAAATGAATTTGCATTTTTATAATCAGCAAAAGAATCGTCAAAATGCAAAAGCAAGTTTACATTTGAAAAATACGGGTCTCCAAAAGCACTAAATGAATTTAACTGTCCAAGCGTAGTATATGTGTTATTTGCTGTTTTTCTAATGTTAAAACTCCATGAAGATATTGATCCTGCAACTGGTGTTGGAATTGTGTTTGTTGAGTTATTCCATGCAACAGGCTGTAAAGCGTCGTCAATATAAACCCCGTTTAGTTGGCGGGCTGTGCTTCCGTTTTGCACAGCAAGATTAACTGTAATTCCTTGAGTGGTGCTTAAAAGCGAATTTAAAGTAGAAGATTCGCTCCCTCTTAAAAATAAAAAGTAATTTCCAGAGGCAGGCAAAGTATAAAACAAATTCTTTTGAGAAAGAACGTCAAAATAGACAAAGCTGGGGGCTCCAGAATTAACAAGTGTGACCGTGTCGTAAATGCTGCCGCTGGAAGCGGGAGAAGCAGTACTTGCAAGCGTCAAACGACCCAGCGCATCAACCGTTAGCACCGGTATAGCCGCACTGCTGCCATACGTCCCCGGCGTGACCCCGCTTGCAGGAAGCTGAGACGTGGTGATTGCGGGGATCTGCGAAGTGGCTAGTACCCCAGTAATCTGAGCCGAAGAAATGGCAATTAGCGAGCTTGTCGCTCCGGTCAGTTGCCCAAACTGGTTAACCGTAAAAGCTCCGACCGAATTCTCGCTTCCGTAAGTTCCTGCGGTGACGCCGGTTAAAGAAACGCCCGGTCCAGTTGCCCCGCTTGCGCCCACCTCACCTTGGATTCCTTGAGGCCCTTGAATGCCTTGAATGCCCTGTGATCCCGTAGCTCCGGTTGGTCCGGGCACGGTTGAAGGTTCGCCGGAAGGGCCTTGAGCCCCAACAGGGCCCGTGGCTCCACTTGAACCCACCTCGCCTTGAATTCCCTGAGGCCCTTGAATGCCTTGAATTCCCTGAATGCCTTGCGGTCCCGTAGCGCCAACCGGCCCTGCGTCTCCCTGAATGCCTTGCGGTCCCGTAGCGCCAACCGGCCCTGCGTCTCCTTGAATACCTTGAGTTCCCTGTGGCCCCGTCGCACCAACAGCTCCAGCTTGCCCTTGAATGCCTTGAATGCCCTGCGCGCCCTGAGCCCCGGTGGCCCCTGCCTGTCCACGCACGACACGCACTGTAATAAGTGCCCCGACGGCAGGCGCGGTTGCAAATGTAATTGTTCCGCCGTTATCAGCGGTAATTGTGTACGCGCCATCTGTTGCGCCCGGATGCTGGATCGTGCCGTCAATGGTGACTAGGTACGACGCCGCCTCGGTGCCAAGGTAGCCGTTGATCGGGCTAAACTGTGTCGCCCCACTCCCGGCAAACTCGGTCAACACGCCAATTCCCGCTGCCCCCGGGCCCGTGGCTCCAATTGGGCCTTGCGGTCCAGTTGCCCCGCTTGGTCCGGGCACGGTCGAAGGTTCGCCCGCAGGGCCTTGAGCCCCAACAGGGCCGGTCGCCCCGCTTGCGCCCACCTCACCTTGGATTCCTTGAGGCCCTTGAATGCCTTGCGCCCCAGCGGGGCCCGTGGCCCCGCTTGGTCCTAGCTGCCCATAAAGCACTTGCGCAGCAGTTAAAATCACACTCGGGATTGCCGGTGCAGGTGCAGAGGCCGCTGCGTACTCAAGAGTGACCGCCGTATCGGTGGTCTGCCAATGAAGTTCAAGGTAATCGTTTGCTGCAAGCTTGAGGACGTAATTAACCGTGCCAATCTGCCGCCCCGGCGCACCCCCGTGACTTTCTGTGATGCTCCACCGGGAGTCTGTGTCAGGGACGGTTGTGCCATTTTTTGAAAGCCAAATGCTGGCGTCGTGGATTTGATTGCTGCTGTTGTTCCACTGAACGCTGAAAGTGATCGAATAAACGCCAGCGACAGCAAACGTAACGCGGCTACCCGACACAATAGACACGCCCGCAGAATTAGGATCAGTGTTGTTGTAACTGATCGGGTATCCCGTGTTGATCGCCGCTGCGCTTTGATTGATTGTGCTCCAAAAAGATCCCCAGAAAGCGTCGGTTGAACTAATGCCCGCAGGGCCTTGAGCCCCAACAGGGCCGGTCGCGCCAGTTGCACCAGAAGGTCCGGCCTCACCAACTGGGCCAATCGGGCCCGTAGCGCCAGTCGCGCCAGAAGGTCCGGCCTCACCAACTGGGCCAACAGGGCCGGTCGCGCCAGTCGCGCCAGAAGGTCCGGCCTCACCAACTGGGCCAACAGGGCCGGTCGCGCCAGTTGCACCAGAGGGTCCGGTCTCGCCAATCGGGCCAACAGGGCCTGTAGCGCCAGTCGCACCAGAAGGTCCGGCCTCACCAACTGAGCCAACAGGGCCGGTCGCGCCAGTCGCGCCAGAGGGTCCGGTCTCGCCAATCGGGCCAACAGGGCCCGTAGCGCCAGTCGCACCAACGCCAGTTGCGCCAGTCGCGCCAGAAGGTCCGGTCTCACCAACTGAGCCAACAGGGCCGGTCGCGCCAGTCGCGCCAGAAGGTCCGGCCTCACCAACTGAGCCAACAGGGCCGGTCGCGCCAGTCGCGCCAGAAGGTCCGGTCTCGCCAATCGGGCCAACAGGGCCCGTAGCGCCAGTCGCGCCAGAAGGTCCGGCCTCACCAACTGGGCCAACAGGGCCGGTCGCGCCAGTCGCGCCAGAGGGTCCGGTCTCGCCAATCGGGCCAACAGGGCCCGTAGCGCCAGTCGCACCAACGCCAGTTGCGCCAGTCGCGCCAGAAGGTCCGGTCTCGCCAATCAGGCCAATCGGGCCCGTAGCGCCAGTTGCGCCAGCTCCGGACGGGCCAGTCGCGCCAGAAGGTCCGGCCTCACCAACTGGGCCAATCGGGCCCGTAGCGCCAGTCGCACCTTGTGCCCCAGCCGGGCCAACGGGCCCAACTGCCCCGCCGTTAGAACCGGGAACTCCCGTCAAAAGTTCTACAACAACAGTGTTTAAAGAATTGAAATCGGTCATGCTAAATAAATTAAATTTTTAAATTTGTTTTTAATTTTTCAGCACTGTTTAGGGCGTTGGGATTACTGCGGTAACTGACCCTCTTACAGTTATTTTGTTAACAAGAAAACAAATAATTCTACCGTCTGGAGTGCGAGCAAACAAATCTGAATACACAATGTTTTCTGTGATTGCTCTTGTAGCTGTCCCAGAAAGAAAAACTCGCAACGTAATGCCGTCAGGCAATATTTCCGTTTCAAACTGCCCTACCAATTCTTGGTCGGCATTGCGTATTTCTGAGGCAAAAATCCAATCAGAAATATCTTGGTATGAACAATTTATCTTTAAACGAAACCCATACGCAAAATCAGCTCCTCGTGTTAAAGCAAAATTGTAAATGCTTGGGGCTGCCATTTCTGCAATTTAAAAAAAGCCAACATCCAAAGCAATCAAAATTAAAACGCCTGAAGCGTGTCTCGGTATTTAATTGCTTTGTATGTAATATTAATATTTTCGACTGATTGCGGTGTCGCAAAAAGTTGATGCGTGTAGACTTGCTCGTTTTCTGCGCCTAAAATCTGGAACAACCCGCACGGCGTGCCTGCGGGACTTGTAGCTTCCCACTGGTCTGCTAGCGCGGTCGCTGCCGTCTGCCACAGCGTTTGCAGCCCGGAAACGTCAACCGCTTCTGAAGGCGCAAAAGGGTCTTCCGGATTAGCGGGCAGCGTTGTGTAGGTAGCGTAGGGGCTTTGAAACGCCCACGCTCGCGTGTTGTCGGGCCCCAACGGAAGGTCCCCCGGAACCTGATAGGCGACGGTAGATCCGTCGTTGGCAAAAACCTCCCCGAACTCAATTGAATGCCCCACTAAACCAATCTCCGGGTCGTAAAGTCGCCCCGAAAGAATTTGGCCCTCTAGGACATGCATTCGCGGCGAGTAGTAAGGAGCGCAGCCGAATTTTAACTGCGCGATGCAGTCATCCGGGGTGAACCCAATCGCGACAGGATGGACGGCGACGCTGAGCTTTCCCTCCCCTTCGATTGATGTTTGCCCGTCGTCGATCATCCATCCGCTGACGGTGTGCTCAAGTTGCGACCAGTACCCGCTGACAAAATTAGGGTCTCCAAACTCGTCGATAAAACTCGGCAACGGTCCCGACAGGTGCAGCGCCAAATCGGCATTTCCAAATGCGGGAATTAACGTCGATTCTCCGCCGCCAACCGTCGCAAGTTTTCCGCCAGCAAACCCAAGGCCGTAGATTTTGTCAATGCTGTACACCGCAGCTTCTTCCGCGCCAAACATCCCCGCAGACGCGCGCCGCCTGCACCAGTCGCTAATGTTGTTCCGAAATTGTTGCAACGATCCGTACCGCAACGCAAAAGCCTCAAGCTCTTCCTCCGCCCGGATCCACCGCGCAAACGCATCAATCTCTGCAAGAAGGCCGTTGGTCGCAAACCGATCCGCCCACACTTGATCAGCGGTTTCGAGATCTGCTTTTGCCTCTTCCATTCGGTCAATCTGCGCCGCTTTCCTTAGTTGCGCTTGCGACTGCAAGATAACTAATGCCGCTTGCTGCCGTTGAATTTCTTCTAGCCGATCTCCAGTGGCTGTTGCCGCCTGCGCGGCCAATCGGGCCGACCACGCGCTAAACATGTTGGTGATCACCGTGGAGAGTTCCGCTTTTGCAGTTTCGTAATCCTCCGGCGCATCGTAGCGCATTACCTTGTCCGTGACGGACATCCGAGGGTCCCAAGAGTGCGCAATGAAGCTGTACACGGGCCCAGAACCTAACCCGACGCCCATCCACTCACCGGCGATCGCGTCGCCCAGCTCATCGCCTAATTGATACCCACGGACAAAAGCCCGCAGAGAGTCGTCCGGCATCGTATTGTTGTTAACACCTAAAGTCGGCAACGGAGGATCCGCGGTAATCGTGTCCCGCCGCACAAACTTGCCATCCTCCCAATTGGGCTGCAAGGAATAGTCAATGCCCGTCAGGTTTCCAATTGAAGAAATAGGAGTAAATTCAATGGTGCGCTCCCACTGCTCAACAGCGTGATAGAGCCAGCCCGCCTGCGCCATCGGCACGGTCACGCTTGATATTGGGTTTACCGAGTTTTCAAAACCTCCAATCGTTGGGCTTTTTGGCGCAAGTTGTTGGAGTGGAATTGGATAAGGAGCGCCGCCTGTCATGGGACAATAAAAGGTCCGTGCCAAGGCACAATTACCGGCGCAGCAATGCCGCGCATCATAAGAACTTGCACGCCAATGTGCGTTCGTAATTGTTGAAGCACTTTTCGTTGTTCCGGCTCTTCTCCAGCTCCTACGTTATAAACATTACCGTGACGAGGATCGTTGCCGTACACTACGTGCGCAATTAGCACACGGCTTTTGCTAACTGTAAAAGGGTCATTAGAGACCATTTCAATTGGATCTGGGTAATTTAACCATCCTTCAGTAAAAGGCACTCCTGTTTTAAGAGTGGCGCTTGCAATTGTGATTCCATCAACGCTGCATTCAAGCCATACCGATTCACCAATGTTTGGAAGCGAAAATTGCCCCGGATCATCAGCATTGTCTTGCTCGCTTCCAACAATAGCTCCAAGGCGCAAATTTCCAGCAATGGGAATTAATTCTCCAGTTTCAATTGATGAAAAATAAGACTCCCCTTGAACACGCATTACTGGAAAAGCTGGGTCTGACGGATAGCCTTCAATAACTTGAAAAGGCAAAAGTTCGCTTGTGCTATAACTTCCGCCGCCAGAACCGCCAGTTTGAGCTTCAATTCTTAACCTTGTTCCAGCGGAACTTCTTTCAAAAGTGTAACCCGTTCCTTTTTGAATAGTTGCTGCTTGTATTGCATTTTTTAATTGTTGCAATTGTGAGGCAAACAGTCTTTGTCCTGATTGAAAATTTGGAAGATCCACGTTAAGATCCCGCTGTTCCGGAATAAAGATTTGCGTTCCACCCTAAAGGTCCAGAAAGCACATATTCGTATGTGTTCATCCACCATTTTCCACTTTGCCGCCCAGAAGCTCCTATATAAAGAAAATTTCGACTTCCTAAATTTGCTGGGCCCGGATAAATTGAAGCGCCTTGAATTAATCCTAATCCATCCAAATTAGGTGGATCAGTTTCAATAATTTCTCGTTTTAATGTTAATTTAGGTTCGTAGTAATCTGTAATTCCTTGTTTCCAAAAATTGTACAAATCATTAACTGCCCAAGAGCTTGTGCCTCCGCCTCCTGTGGCAGTAATTTTTGACGGATCCCAACCTATCACTAAAGGATCGCCGGGATTTGATTTCCAAATTTGCCATTTTTTTAATTCTTCTTTTTGCCAATCTTCATTAAATGCCGAACTGTATCTTATATTTGTTTCAATTGGCTCAGTTGAATTTCCAATTTCTACAGACCAATGATTCTCTCCGGGGCTATCAATAGTTTCTTCATCAACAGTGTAAAGCGGGCCACCATTAGAATCTTGAGTAATTGTGTACCCTTGTAAACCGTCCGCAGTATTAGATTCGGGCGCAAAATCAGAAAACGATTCCCTAAGTTTTCTTGTTGTCGTAACACCATGCGCGTCAACACGTGTTTCAAGTTTTGATAAACAAGCCATATATTTTAAAAAAGAATTGCTCCAGCAGCTTCGTACCCTTTTTGAGTGTTTGTTTTGTCGTATTTATTGTTAAGACTTTTTAAAGCTTCAAGTTGCTGTTGCTGGATTGAAGTTTGTTTTCGAGTTTCGTTTAACTGCAAACTTCCAACATTCATTGCTCCTCCAGCAACAAATCCTCCTCCTCCAACTTTAGCCATTGATGAGACAAATTGCGCAACTCTAGCAACTTTAGGAAGCTCTTGGGCTCCGCCGCCTTCAGGAATAGCAAATTTTTTTAAAGTTTGATCAGTTGTTTTTTGCGAAGCTTTTCCAAGTTCTTCTATGTCTTTTGATACTGTTGAAATTGAACCTCCTAAGCTTTCAGTAAAACGAGGTCCCATTTCAGGTTGAGATAAATTTCCTTGTTTTCCTTTGTTAAAAATTTTAGCAAGAAATCTTACTGGGCCCATAAGATATTCTCCAATTGATTGAAACGCTTTTAACATTAAATTTATTGCGTCAAATAAAACGCCAACAACTCTTCCAAAAAGAGTTAAAATTACTCCAAAAGAAGCTATAGCTGGATTTAAAGTCCCTAAACCAAATGCTGTTAAAGCGTATCCAACAAAGCTTGCTAAATTTACAACAACACTTTTAACAACATTAACTGCTGCAATTAAAGCGTTTATAACTACATTTCCAAGAAACCCAGCAAGATTTGCCCAAAAAGAAGCGTCAGTTAAAATATCTAAAGTTGCTGTTACTAAAGCAGCTATTGTGTTAACTAATGCATTTACCGCTGCTCCAGCAATTTCAAACCATAATTTGTAAATTGCCGGTTTGTTGTCTGAAAAATTTTGGATAAAATTAGATGCTATGTTTCCAATTTGAGTTCCCAAATTTGCAAAATCAAAATTTTGCAATTTTTCAATAACTGGCAAAAATCCGGGAAGAACTCGCGCAGAAAAAGCTACCCAAAAGCCAGTTATTTTTTCTTTTGCAAGAGCTAAAACGCCAGCAAAATAATCTAAAAATCCTGCTGCTTGCTTGTAAACTTGAGCTTGCGTTTGCATTGACGCGGAAATTGCAACAAGCTTTTTTTCGTCAATAGAAAGCATTCTTCGCCCAGCTTTTCCAAAAATTTCCATTGAAAGAGCTGTACGCAAAGCATCGTTTTTTACCCCCGATAAAGCTTGGCGAATTTTCAAAAAATTAGCCATTCCGTCTCCGCTTTCGGCCATTTTTCGCATGTTCAAGCCAAGCAAAGAAAATGCACGCACGCCTTCACCTGTTCCAAACATTGCGCCTTCAGCGAGACGTTTTTGCATTTGTCCGAATGCTTGCCCGGCCTCATCCGCGCCAATGCCAGTTTCTGCAAATGCTGCTCTCAAAACAACAAGCTTGCTTACAGCAAGCCCGCTTTCTTCAGCCATGTTTTGTATGGCTTGTGCTGATTTTGCGGCTCCAACAATAGCCGTTCCCACTGCGCTTAAAGCTTTAGTAGCGCCCGAAACAATGCCAGTAAACGCGTTCCATACTGCGTTTACTACTACCATCCGTGCTGCTAATTGAGCCCAAGCAGAATTGTTTCTTGCAGCTTGACCGGCCATTGTTTGGCCAAGCTTGCCAAAAGCAGTAGTAGCTTGTGCCGCTCCAGCAGCAAAACCAGCAATGTTTAAACCAAGAACTGCTTGAATCATGGAATTTTTTGTTTCTTTTTTGCCCAGTCAGCAAGCTGGCGTTCCATTTTATTTGCTTGGGCGTTTAACGCAACAGAAATTCGGCGTTCAACTGAAGCACTCATTTTTGCGTTAGTGTTGTTTGTTGCCCGAAATCCGTAAAAAATATCAGTGTCAATAATTTGACAACTGCCAGCTAAATTGTGGCGATTAACCCAAGCCGGAATTGCAAGGCCAAATGTTTTTAACATTTGTTTCCAACCACTTGGAATGTATCCTTGCCTTGCAAATAATTCTTTTTCTAAAGCTAAAAACTGCGACCTATTAATGCGAAGTTGATCAACAGGTTTAATTTTTCGCTGGCGTTTATGTTCTGGCTGAATTGAAAGATACCAAGAAAGAGGTTCTCGGTCTTCAAGTTCCAGCATGCTAAAGGTTGAAGGTTTTGTTCCGCTTACGCCGCTTTTTGACATTGCCTTTGCAAGCGTGTTCCATTTTTTTTCCCGAATTTTAGCAAGCCTGCGTTCTTCGTTTTCATTTAACACAGTGATGACGTTTTCCATTGATTGCCGAATCCGAATTTGACCAGCAATTCTTCCTTGGCCCCAATTAATCCGGGAGCCCATCATCATTCCAGTTCCTTGCCCTGAATAAAGCGGCGGCGTGACGTTTAAAATGTTTCGAGCCACACCTCGAAATTGCACGTACATTGCTTTTTTTACCGATCGCTTTGACCCTTCTAAATATTTGGTCAATACTTCATAAAAGCGCGTTTCAGCTTTTTGAAATTGCTGTGTTGTAAAAATTTTCCATTTAGACATCTTCGTCTTCGATGTTATAATTTTTACTTTGCAATCGATTTAATGCGTCTTCAAGGCTGCTTTGAATTTCAGCTTCGTCAACAGGCTTGACGGTCCATTGTCCACTTGCCCACAGCAAGGCATGATAATATTGCATTGCCCTAACAAAAGGCAATTCCCAAAGAATAAAATGCTCTGACCACCCGGTTTCTTTGGCCAGACCAAACACGAAAGCCGCGTCTGAATCTGGCGCAATTAGTTTGGGGGCGCGTCTTTGTCGGAAGAGTTTGGCCGAGGAGCTACCGCAATCATTTGCGCTTTTACCATTTCGCCAATGCGCGTAATTTCATCGCAAAGCTGAGGCAACAAAGGCAAAGAAACAGAAAACATAAAAGCGTCAACTTTTTCTTTGAAACTTCCGTTTCTGACAGACAATATCACTTCTTGAAGAGGCGCGCTTTGCATCCACGCAAAAGCGTGAACTTGCCATTCAATTTCCGATTCTAGAAGTCCTTCAATTTTGCCTTCAAAAATTGTAAGACCCATTTTGCTGGCGTACATTTTGCTGCCGCTTGTCCAAGGACGCAGCGTAAGCGAGCCAATTTGCCGATCACCTTCAATAAAAGCTTCGTTCATATAATTAAGATCTAAGCTCTGCTAAAATTTTTGCTTTTTTTGCTTCCGGGCAATCCGCAGGAATAATTGCCGTTTTGTTGTTTCTTTGAATTAAAACTGCTGGTTTTTGTTTTTTAATCCAATCTCTAATCTTTTTTTCGTTTTCGCGATACGTTTTAAGATAAGCAATTGGATGATTTAAATTTGATTGAATCCAATCTTCGCTCATCCATCTGCGCTTAAACTCTTGAAAATTAATTTTGTCTTTTACGTTTTCAGACAAATCAAATTCAATAGGGCGAGTGTCATCAATTTTCCAAGTGACTTGCCTTTTTTCAGTGCCGTCAGGCATCACCTGCACCGTGTCCAAATATTCTGCCCCTTTAACGCAACTGCCCCCGCACGTCACCCACGCAAGAACCATGTCTGTGTGCGGGGACTGCAATGGGGGCAAATTGTCTTTTATAAATGTAATTTTTTGACCAACAAACATATAAATTTATAAATTTAATTACAGCCTCCAGCAGTTGCTGAAGGAAACACAACTCCGCTGTATTCAAAACTTTCCCAGTCTTCGTTTGACTGCATGTTTTTTACGCTTGTAATAATAACTTGTCCGCCAATTCCTTGCGGAGCAGGGCCTCCGGAAATTCCTAAACTAGCAGGGGCGCTGCCTTTTCCTTTTACTGAAAAATTGTAAGAAGGATCATAATTCATGGCTTCACCAAAACTTCCGTCACTTGTAAGTAAAACTTTGCTTTCAACTTTTACTTCAACATCAACGGATTCAATGTAAGCGCCAGTAACTTTAGTAATTCCAAAAGATGCCATAAATTACTTGTAGTAAATTGCTTCAATTTCAGAAGTTGCAAAATCATCATTTGATTCACTGTATTTTGCGCTAACAACTGCTATTGCGCTTGTTTGCGCACCAGTATCATAATCAACTAATTCAGCAGCTCCTTTGCATTTAATATTTATTTTTCCAGTTCGCAAAGGTTTGTCAATTGCGGCGTAAGTGATTCCATCATCTCCTCGAATTGAAGCAACTTCGCATGTTTCTTCACAAGAAGCTTCTTGAATACATCCATTTGGCGGCGTTGCGTTAAAAGTGTCAGTAATTCCCCAAGCAGGCATAAGCTTTAACAGTTTGAATTGGCTTCGTGGTATCCTAAAACAAATTGTAAATTTGTCTGAAAATGGCGCTCTGCGCGAAAAGAATCAGAACTGCTGTAAACAACTCCAGCAATTGTCGCATAACCTGTTTCTCCGGTCAAATTAGAAATTGCCGCCCCTATTTGTTCCACAAGGTTTCCGTGCGCTTCCGGAGTTGTATCGTCAGCTTGAGAAGTAATTTCTGCCGTAAGCGTTCCTTTGTGTAAAGGGCCACCTACAACTCCTTCACTTTTTATATCTAGCAATACAGCAGGAAGAGTAATCGGAGTGTTTTCATGCTGCCCTCCGATGTAAATTTGCGGAAAATTTCCCCGGAGAATTCCGCAAATTTGTTGAATGAGTTTTAAATCAATCACCGATTTACCTCTTCAAGATGCAATGTAAAAGAAATTGGATCTTCGTCAATTGCAACAATACGACGGTTTTTGCCCCCGGCCACTACTTTTGCTCCAATGACCGGGGCGGGAAATCCGTTTTTTGCAACTTGAATGCTGGCGCTTAAAATGACATCAAAGCCGCCAACCATAATTCGTTGGCTTTGCTTTAGCTCGTTTAAAACGCCAAAATGCTGAACACCGTCTACAGTAAAAGATTGACCCATGACATTAACGGCGGCAGCAAGTCCGCTCTTTGTAATGCCATAGAAGTCAACCCTCACTTGCGTTTATCTTTTGAAGATTCGGTTTTTTCCTGTATAGGTTCCTGTACAGGAAAATTTTTGAACTTTGTCAAAGACAAATACATGTAAAGCTCTGTCCGAGCCGCCCCCGGAGCTTTGTCAAGGGCGGCCCTAGCGGCTTCGCGATCAGGCCCACAGTAGAGAGTTGTAATCTCGCCAGTGGGACTGATTGCAATCGTAAGGTGGTTGCGCGTCATATTAGGCGCTTACAAGCCGCTGACCGCAAACTGCATTGCCTTTAGCAACGCCGTAGATCCAAGCCATGTAGACTTTTGCGCTCAGATTGTCGTAATCCACTTTTTCTACAGCAAGAACCGAAAATCCAGTCCGAGGATCGGTAATGACTTCCGCGTTTGCTGTTGCTGGAGCTGACGGCAAAACTTCACGCGGGTCTGTAGGAACCCGAGTTGCAAGAACTACAGATTCTTGCGTTCCAAAAAAGCCGGTCAAATTTCCAGTAGTCGGAAGATTTGGATACTCAAAAAGATAAGTAAATCCAGCAATATTTGGCAGCAACCCGTCAGCAATTGGGTCAGGGCCTTGATCTTTGTACTGGCGATTGCACAAAGGATCATTCAGCAACGCTGCGTAAACGTCAGGGTTGACAACGCCAAAACGAGGGCCCTGACATCCACGGCTAACAAGAGCTTTTCGAATTGTAACCAACGTGTCGTAACCGGCAGTACTATCAACGGTTTGATTGGTGAAATTTGCGGAAGTGTAAAGCGCGGCAACCGAGTCGATAATTGCATTGCCCATTGCAATAGCAAGAGGCTGCGCAGCTTCGCGAATCAGATTGCGGTCCGTGCTGTTAAGCTCGGTTGCCGTAAACTCGTAGCCAACTTGTTTAAAGCTGCTCAAAGTCACCGGCACATCGGTATCCACTTTGTTTGCGATTCCACTAGGAAAATCGCCAACTGCGGGCACGGCAAGTGTGCGAGAAATAACCGTTTGGTTTAGCTTTGCGTTTGTAGGTTGCAAATCCTTGCTAATCATTTGCAACTGCGGACGTTGCGCGAAAACAAGGGACAAAGCTTCCTGAAGAATCAGGGAGCTACTAAGAGTTCCAAGAGTGTTGGGCATAAGTGGTTAGGTTAGCGATTTTTCAAAAGTTCATCAAAATTGTCTCTGCGGAAAATGGCGCGTGCCATCGGATCTTTAATCTGAGCAAGTTGTTCTTTTGCTGGGAGCTTGTTGGTTACAAGCTCCGAGCTTTGCACTGAGGCAACAGGCGGCACCGCAAGACCCGCAAGAGCCGCAGCTACCTTTTGGTCAACAGTTGCCGATTCGGCCTTCATTGTTTCAATCTGACTTTTCAACAATTCGTTTTGCTCAGTCAATTGAGCCATGATTTGCTGCGCGTCAGTAGCCTGTTTAAAGGCGTTTTCAAAATTTGCTTGAGCCTCTTTGAGTTCAGCAACAAGTACTTGATTTTTTTGCATTTCTGCATCAACTGCTGAAGCAGCTTCAGCCAAGGTTTTAAATTCCTTCATTGCGCACAAATACCATACTTATTTTATTGTGCAATAAAAAAACGCCGAGGATTTTTAGGCCCTCGGCGTTAGCGGTGTTTCAATAGGACTCTCAACCCGTCGCAGGATCTCCCTGCGCACCATTCCGCCCACACTTCGATCAATCACATCGCGTCAATCAACGCCTCGTATGCTTCCCTTTCTGAGGCAATTTCGTCAATCAAATTGTTTTCAAGGGCTCGTTTTGCGTAAAAAGCCTGCCCTCTCATGGCAGTCAACGGAACCTTTCGGTTTCTCAAAACATTTGCTTTGAAATCTTCAAACGCATCTTCAACAAGCTCTTGCATTGAAGCTCGTTGTTCAACCGTAAGGGAGGGGCCATGCCCGGCAGCTTTTAAATCTCCAGCTTGATTGGTAATCGGGTCCCAAACAAGACCTTCTTCTGCCCACATTTTTGTTTTGTCCACCCAAGGGATCAGCGTCCCAATTGATCCCACAATTGCGCTTTGCGTCGCGTAAATAGCGTTTGTTGAGCAGGCTAGATTGTAAGCCGCAGAGCATGCTTCTGCGTCAACGTAAGCTACTTTTGGAGCCGAAATTGCTTGCACGATTTCAACTAGTTCAGAGTTGCCAGTTACCGTTCCTCCGGGACTGTCCACGTGGAACATAAATGCTCGGGCCCCAAACTCGGTTGCTTTTTCTATATCTTTTTGAATATCAAGATAATCCGTGTTTCCGCATGATTTTTCAATCAAGCTCATTCTTCTCCCCAGCACGCCCATAATCCAAATGTGCGCAACCCCGTTTGGATCTACTGTTAACGCCGGTCGAATCGGAAAAAGCATTGCGCTTTCGTTTTCATCCTCGTCCTCCCCTTCGTCATCTTTTCGCGGCTTCCAGTCGTCGTATTGCTCGCCCATCGCAGCCGCGTCAAATCGTTTTGCCAGCAGGTCAACGATGGACTGGTGACCCGAAGCCGTGATCAGCCAAGGCTTGAAAAATACTTCTTCTCGA